GGAGTAATTCTTTGAGCAGTTGTGCGCGTGAAATAGCCATGATTTAGCTCCTTAGATGCCAACGGCGTTAGTGAAAGCGGAAGCGCCGGGATTGAACTTCACAAACACTTCAGTGTATGTGTCGGTCAATGGAGAAGCGAAACCAATGATCTTGAACGCAGCGGCAGTCGTTACAACTGAGCTTTCCAAGGCGCTGGTAGAGTTACCTGTACGGGTGTTACCTGTAGAAGTAGACTGAACAGCGGCAAAGAAAGTGTTTGCGCCAAGAGCGGCCTGAGTAACTTGACCATCCAATTGAGCTTGGAAAGTAACGTTAGGATCAGTGATAACGTATGCAGTCACCACGCCGGTTGTGCCGGAGGGGTAGTACTGGCCGTAAATCTGCTGACCTTGTGCGTTGATGTAGGATGCACCAACAAACACGCCCCAAGCACCCATATCTGTACCACCAAGATTATTGGTAGTCAAATCTGCGCCGGTAGCGGTAGACAAAGCGATATAACCGTTAGCATTAATGATAACTGCTTGTCCAAAGAACAAGTTGGAACCAAGACCTGCTGGGTCAATCAAGAACTGACTTGTAGCGCCGGCATAGGGCATGCCGTCGTTACGATTTATGGCTCGTAGGCCATAGGGAGTATTGGTCATTGACATTTAAGTCTCCAAAAAAAATTAAATACCTTTTCCGAAAGTGACCGTAGACTTACGTTCTTTGAACATAGGCATCCGCGGATCATTTTCGCGCATGTATGTGTTGTCAACCGATTGCATCTGCGCATCCGCTTGTTGGCGGTAATACGCATTACGCTGCTCAGTAAACTCCACAGGTGTTTTGCAAAGCAATAAACCACCTACCTCAATACTGTCTGGAAACTTTGCCGCAGCAGAGCTAAACAAACGAATTTCGGGATGATCTGAAGCTTTAACGGGCTCCCAACCTTCGGCAAGCTTGGAGGAATAGTTCGTGGCGTCATCTTTACCTTGTGTAGCGATACGAATCCAGCGAAACGCATAACCCGGTTCCGGATGCGGATCGGGTAGAAGTTTGGGGGGCATCCATTGTTTAGGACGCTCCGCCTTTTCGCGGGTTTCAAGTTCGCGTGGTGCGCGGTTAGTTTTTTCCATTTTCATTTCCTCATTTCTTCAGCAACCTTGCGAGCGTACAGTTCCAATGGAACCCCCAATCGCTTAGCGATATTCACCTGGGTCTGCGTCAGCACGATCTTTTTAGGCGCTGTGCTACGGGTTGCAGGTGCAACGATGTTGGATTTAGTGCGTTGAGGTTTCGCATCAACGGACTCATCGGCTCCAAACTGATCCGAGAATCTTTCCCTGATGTCAGCGTCGATACGACGATAGTATTCTTCGCTGCCAGCTGGTATCCCTTCGCCTACCAAATCTTCATGTAACCCAAGGGCATATGAAGTCATCCGTTTGTTAGGTCCAAACCACTGGTTCTTTTCAGTCCAAGCAAGCAGTTTGTCGTCAAGCGGTGCAGGTCTGGTAGGCTGCGGTTGCATTTGTACAGGAGTTTCTGTTTCCTGTAAAGGGGTAGGTCTAAAATTATTTACCTTATCCGCTTTCATCTTGGCGCTAGTTAATGCCTCTTGAGCATTGACCAGGGCTTCTGAATCACCGGATTCGTAGGCCAGCTTGTATTGGCGTTTAGCGGTTTCCACCTCATTGGCCACCACTTTTTTAGCCTGCTCAATCAATGCCGTTTGGTTTTGATTGACCGAACCCTTGAGCTTTTTATTCTCTTCGGCCAGGCTTTGAGCAAAACGCAAAGCTTCATCTTTTTCCCGTTCGGCTGCCTCTTTAGCACGGCGCTCTTCATGGTAGCCCTTGGTGAAATGCTTGATGCGCTTTTGGACGCCTTCGTCGTATTTAGTCAGCTCATCTTCAGCAAATTCTTTTGGCGGTTCAGCCATAGGGGTGCGGCCACGGTCAGCTATAGGCGTATCGTCTATCACTTCTATTTCTGGATCCGGTTCTGGCTCCACAACTTTGCCGCCTTTTCGGGCGTTAACTTCCACCTCATCGGGGAATTCAAATTCTGTTTTTTCAACTTCTGCCATGATCTACTCCTTAGTTGGGGCGTTGGATACCACGAGGGTCTTGCACAACCGCCTGGACGGAATCATCATTAATCAGGCGCCATTCGGTGCCATGAATTTTCATGCGGGTTCCGGTGTTAGGACGTACTAACACAAAGTCACCCACTTTACAGCTGGGCCCAGAAGGGAATCGGGCTTTGTCTGCAAAAGCATCGGGGCCAATCTTGGCGACAAATAGCACGGGGGATAAAAGCTCCTCGTGATGCATCATCGTTGCGGATTTAATAATCCCCGTTTCACTCATCTCTTCTTCTGCCTTGGGCAACATACACAAGATATGGTATGTAGCCGGGTCCGGCACCTGCTTGGCCTTCTCTTCCGTGGATGTATTTAGCAATCCAGAAAGATCTACGGCTTTCACATCAAATTCAGTCATCGTCATAATCCTTAATTTTTCGCACAAGGTCAGCAATTTCCATCTGTGCGGTTTGCAGACCTCGGATAGTTCCGCACAGTTCTTTGTAATGCTCGTGGGATTTAGCTCCACCAGCACTCACAACATCGACTAACTGCTGAACTTGTTCGTTCAGTTTGCCGTTCAAGATATCAAGCAGTTTGTGATCCATCATTCATCCTTTGACGTATTTTGGTTGTTAACGTTTTCAGCAGCTGCTTGTTGCATCTTCGTCATGTGAATTTGCCCGCCATGAGCTAACTTTTGAGCGTGTATTTGACCGCCGTGAGCCATCTTCTGTTGAGCCTGAGCTTGTTGCTGTTGCATAGCTTGCTGTTGCTGAGCCTGGGCTTGTTGAAGCTCCATCTGTTTAGCGGCTATTTCTAAACCGTGCAACTCTTGGGCTTGCATAATTTCTTGCTGCAAACGCATAGCCGCCATAGCTGGGTCTTCACCAGTTTTGGCCGCACTTTCGCGAGCTTTGAGCGACAACTCTTCAGCTTTCAGTTGCAAATCGCCCTTGACTTTGAGCAGCTTGGTTTCGGCATCTTGCTTGCGAATAGCCAGCTCTGCCTGTTGCATTTGAACCACGGGGTCCTGTGCCATTTGCTGAGCTTGCTGCTGCTGAACCTGGCCTTTGCTTTGAGCCAGCAATTGAGTTGCGGCTTGAGCCACCAAGCGGGACAGCATCAATTCCGATTCTTCTGGCAAATCGGTATCCGGCGCCGGCATAGGAACACCCAGCTGCTCTTCCACTTTCTTGCGGTAAGCAAACGCCAAGTGTTCTGCAATGTGCGCTTGAATCTCGGCCATCATCTTCTGGGCTTGTGGGTTCTGACCAATCTGCGCCATCAAAAGCGGGTCTTGCATCATGCTTGCGTGAACAGCAATGTGTGCGTCGTGGTCTTGGTAGATGAACGCTTTGGTTGGTTCGCCATTCAAGAAGGCCATGTTCTCGCTCACTGGGTCGCGCGGCGTCATGTCGTCTTCTACTGGTACTAACTTGTCAGCATTCTTGATGCCCAGCACTTCAATCATCTGTCTATGTAGAACTGGCAAGTTGTAAATCTGGGGAGCTTGCTGCGCCAGCTGGATAACAGCCTGGTACTGCATGATCCGCTGGGCCATCGTAGAACTATTGGGATCAGACACGGGAATAACATCCACCATGTCGTAATCTTCCCGCTTGGCCATGCGGTCGCCGCTAGATGGGTCAAACTCATATTCACCTGGCGTGTTGTCGCGGATGATGATACGTAGCAGTTTAAATTCCTGCTTCATTGAATAGTGAACGCGCGCCTGCACAGCCGACATGTTCTTGAGTTGACGTTCTAACAATGCTAAAGTGGTACCGACTGGGGCGTTAGCTGACATATCAGACACTTGCATATCCGCAATAGAGCCTAAACGTCTACCCTCTTGGGTGATTTTGTCGAGCAATGCAGACAAAACTTGGCTCGGCTCCTTGTACGGCAACGTCATAATGTTGTCTCGTACAGTGCCAGAAGGCACATCTACGTCCCTAAATTCGCCAGGATTGATGGGTGTATCGTCCCCTTTTATGCGTAAACCGCGGGATTTCAGGCCGCCAGGCAGGTTAGAAAGCGTACCAGCGTCCACTAATTGGCGCAAAATGGAAGTTCCAGCCCGTGCATAGCCGCCAATTAGGTGAATTAAACCCAAACCATACGCTCCAAAGCCGGGAACATACGTATATTGGACAAAATGCTGGCGCTTTAGACGGCGATCATCATCTTCTGACCAGTTTCTACGGATAGAAAGCACCTCTGTCGTGCCACGGTCAATCGTAATCACGTAAGGTAAAGCAATTCCGTCTTCATCTTCGTACCCTGGCAGGTCATAATCAATATGAACCTCCAAAATCTGGTACCGGTCGTCGTCAGTTAGGCTATATCCCTGGTCTTCGGCCTTCTTTTTCTCTACATCGGTATGAATACTGACGGGCTCACCCAGGTCTACATCACGATAGAAGCCAGAAACCTGTAATTTCTTAATATCATTCTTCGTTTTGCGCATAACGTGGGTTACACGCTCGGCATTGATGACGCTAGAGGCGCCATAGGGAATAATAAAATCTTCAGCAGGGATAAAAATAGCTACTTGACGCTGATACGACGGGTCAAAGTACACCTTTTTAAACGCAGCGCCAGCTAAACCCAGGGAATAAAGCATTCTTTCATGCTCAGGTCTGTATTCGGGCATCGCTTCTGTGAGCTGGAAGTTCATATCTTCCCGAACACGCTCGGCCGCGTCTTCTTTTAGCTTGTCAATAGCGCCAATGATTTCTGTTTTTACAGGACCCTGGGCTGGAAACGTTTCCAAAATAGTTTCTGATTGAAAGCGAACAGCAGCTTCCGTTAAGATGGTAGAAAAAACACCGCAAGCACCATTCCACGGCTCGGTTCTTTCTTCGTATTTCATGCCCAGGACATCTAGTCCTTTGACATACATTTCTACCCATTCTTTTCTTGAATTAATATCCGCGTCCACCATCTCAATGATGTCGGTAGCTATCCCAGCTAACTTTCCCTTATCCATCACATCGGCCAGGTTCTCATCAAACGATTCGTCTGCTGGCTCTTTTAGCATGTCAATCACCATGCCGTCCATTCCAATCTTCAACCCTTCAGGATTTTCAATTTCAATTTCAATACCAACGCCCTCGTCTGGTACATCGAGCGCATCCAGCCCAAGAGGCGCTGGGTTTATTGATGGAACCATATTAGTAGCCATTATTCAATCCTTAATAGTAAACCGCTTTGCGGCGAAAGCTCTGCAGCTCTTCACGTTCATCAGAATCTAAACGTAAAAACCCGCCCTGCCTGAATCTTATCAGCGCTTGGGTACTTGAGTCCACCAAATCATCATGCTCGCCATTGGGAAAGGCAGCCATCTGCTCAATCACTTCACTGGCCCATCTTGTCTCAGGCGCCCATACTTTGCCCGATCTAAACAAATCAGTCACCGAATTCAAGCGCACAAATTTATCATTACCTCGACTAGGAGTGTATTCACTCACCAACAAACCCATAGACCGCAGCTCAAACACGAGCGGAGCCCCAGCGGCTTTAGCTTCAATGATACAAGCGTCCGGCTCCCACTCCCTGTAGCTGGCCATCGCTTTTTCTTTTAATTCCGGAAACTCCATTCGTTTCTGAAACGCATCGAGCAAAATCACATTCACATCATTGGGGTCGTCGTTCATATGAAAAACCCCCCAGGTCGTACAGGCCGAATAGTCCGAACGCTCATTCTTCGTAAAAGCGGTATCCCAACTCTGAATAATAAATTCACACTTAGGCGGGTCTTCCGGGTTCCACATCTTCCACCATTCCCGTTTAACCAAAGCACCCTCTTCTCCAGTAGGAGCCTGTTGGTACTGAGCATTCCATTTAGAAGGAGGCAGTTCTTCCCGTAATGCTTCCAATTCTTTGGCCGACCAAAACTCAGGCCAGAGCGGATTCCCACTGGGCATGATCGCGGGGAACTCTACAACTTCCCACTCACCCAATGAATCCCGCATCTGGGCATCTTTTAAAACTCGGCCGGTTAAGTCCCTCTCAGCCCAACGGGTCATCACAACCACAATAGCCCCACCCGGCTGTAAACGTTGCCGCGGTCCAGACGTATACCACTCATACGTTTTATCAAATACTCCGGGGTCCCCAGCAGCTAAAGCCGCTTCCTGTTCAGAATGCGGGTCGTCAATAATTAAAAGGTCTGCTCCTTTTCCGGTAACCGTACCTCCAACACCGATAGCGAAGTACTCCCCATTCTGATTCGTCGCCCACCGGCCGGCACTTTTACTATCCTGTCTCAATGCCACGCCAGGGAATACCTTTGCATACTGCTCACTATCAACCAAGTTACGAACCTTTCGGCCAAAGTTAACCGCCAGGTCAGAAGTGTTAGAAGTTTGGATAATTTTTTTATTCGGGTACCGGCCCAGAAACCACGAAGGCAACAGGTAACTCGCAAACTCAGATTTAGTATGCCGTGGCGGCATATTGATAATCAACCTTTTTAATGTCCCATTGGCTATAGCTTCAAACTTCTTCGCCATCACCGCATGATGCCTTCCATGCACAAACCCAGGCCACATCATCTTCACATAATTCATAAACCCCGTCTGCGCTTTCTCCCTCTCCAAAGCCAAACGATAATCCTCCACGGCGTTATAAAACACCTCCCGCTCCTCTTCAGGAAGCGTCGCCATCAAAGCATCTAACTTATCACTCATTCTAAATTCTTGAAATTAATGTACACAGGACGAATCGAGCGCCCGCTTTTCCGCAATTTTTTCAACACTCCCTTAGCAACCAATCTATCCACAATCTCTAACGTATTCCCCAATCCGCTTCTCCCACGCTGATACGCTATGTCCCTAACCGACGGACTGTACCCATACCTCTTCCACCACTCATCCACAATCAAAAACACTTCCCTTTGCGCCGGCGTCATCTCAACCTCCATACATTGCTCATACGTAAAATCCTTTTTCCGCAACATCATTTTCTGGTTCCGAACTATCAGAGAACCAAAACGTTTCGGTTCTCGACGCGCTATTAGTTCTAAATTTGCGGAATTTTTTATCATAAAGTATTAATTTTCGATAGGGGGTGGGTTCGCCATATCGAGGGGGTGGGGTTCTGATTCTGGTAAATTTTGGGATTGTTTGTGTGGAATAGTATGTTCATCAGCCAGGGACTCCGCTTGGTCAGTCGGGCTGGTGGGGGATGGGTGGGGTCGCGCATCCGCCAATTCGTCGAGCAATGAGCTGGCCGCGGCGTCGATCACCTGGGCGTCGTCGGCCTGGGCATTCATTAGGCGGCGCAGCTCGGCCATTACCCGCGCCTTGGCATCGTCGCTGCTGCTAATGGTCCGGACCTCTTTCCTTTCCGTGTATAGGCCCACCTCTGAAATGGTCCCAGCTACCTTGGCCGCTTGGACCAGCACGGCCGGCGGCGTGTCTTCGTCGATGATGACGCCCACCAGGCTTTTAATTATGAGAGCACGCAAAGCGGCCGGCGTTCTATGTTTCTCGCTTTCAATGGCCGCCTGGTAAGCTTCTATTTCCGCGGCGATTGATGGGCGCCGCTTAAGCCTGGCTGCTTCGTCGCCCTGGGTTTTCGGTTTAGCCTTCGTTTTGTATGCGGCCCGGTATGCTGCGGCGCCGGTCGAGCCCTTCGCAACTTCCAGGGCAAAGCTTCGCTGCTTCGGGGTGAGCTGCTTTGACGCGGTCCGGCCTAGCAGCTGCTCGACCGGTATTTGCTCCAGGCCTTCGCGGATTTGTTTGCGGGTTAGCTTTGTTTGTGTCATGCGGCGCAATATACAGGAACAAAAGGCTTACTGTCAATACGTACAGGAAACGGGGTTTTATGGCAGCCTGGGAACATGTGGCAGCGCTTACCCTTCTATGTGAGCCCCTTATACAATTGCAGCCCCTGGGCCACTCGCTAGCGCTCGGCAATACCCGCGCCAATCCCCGGCGCCATGGTCCCACCCTGATCAGCTGGCCACCGGCCCCAGGTCAAAACCCACCGACCAGGCAACACACAAAACCCCCACGGCTTGACCAGGGCGCCACCAGCTGCAGCACCGGCCCAGGCAAAAAAGCTGCTACCAGGTAACACACCAGGACCACCGACCCGGCCACCAGGGCGCGCGCCGATACCCTACCCCCTAAAGAATCGATACCCTACCCGGTAGACTAAAAAACCCGCGTTTTTACTGTCGCGAATGTGACAGACAGAGGGCTTGACAAGATGCTACATTATCTCCCAATGCACCAGCCAGGATGCAGACAACAAACCAACACGAAGGGAAACGCAAGATGTACACAGCACAAATCGACGCCCACGGAAACGTCATTGTTTGCAGAGGGGATGACCAGCGCCGGGGCTATCGCATAGCCTACACCGGCACCTATAACGAGTGTCTTATGTTCAAAGCATTAAGGGGCCAAGCATGAGCACACACGAAACCATCATGCGCCAAGCGCGCCGGGAACTTGACGCCGTGCGCCCGGTTAACTACCAGCTCACGCCGGCGGAGTACAAGCGCCGCATTTATTTAATCAACGACGAAAAGAACCAGCTACGCGCGGCCCTGGGCCTGGCAGCAATAACCACCCAACCAACAACCGGAGATTTATTCCAATGAAACCCCTATACCTCATCGCATGCAGCGCCGCCAAGCTGGACCGCACCGCACCGGCCGCCGACCTTTACCAGGGCCAGGCATTCAAGCTGGCCAAAGCTGCAGCCACCCGGGCCGGCGCCGACGTCGTCATTCTCAGCGCTTTGCATGGCGCCGTTGACCCAGCGGCCAACCTGGCACCCTATAACAAAACGCTGGCACAAATGAGCAAGCACCAGCGCGCCGTCTGGGCCGCAATGACCGCGCAGCAGCTGCAGCAGCACAAAGGCCGCCCGGTGGTGATCCTAGCCGGCAAGCACTACGCCGCCGCCGTTGAAGGCTGGCCCAACGTTTCCCGCCCGCTCACCGGCCAAGGTATCGGCCAGCAGCTGCACACCCTCAAACACTTAAACGCTTAAAAGGTCCAACATGAGCAAGCTTCAATTTCTTATCGATTTACTCACCCTGGAGGATTTGCGCAAATACCAGGCACAAACCGACAAGCTAATGTGGATTGAAACCACCCTGCTAGACCCTAACGGATTGAGCCGCCGCCACGCCGAAAAGGTCGAGGCAAAACTATTGGATTTGCTCCAGGCTTACAACCCCACCAACTGAAAGGCACCCAATGACACCCGAAGCAATCCGCGATTATTACGACACACACCCAAACTTGACGCTGCAGCAGCTGGCCACCATAACCGGCCACACCGTCGCAGAACTTAAAAAAATCTTGATGAATTGAAAGGCCACCAATGACCGCACTCACCACCCCCGACCAAATAGCGCGCTACCGCCTGGCAACACTACGCGCAGCGCTTAAGCTGGAAATTGCCGGCATGAAACGCCGCGGCCCCAGCGCTTATGCAATCCTTAAAACCGAGGGATTCACCGGCACCCGCGCCGACATCCTGGAGCAAATCAACAAACAATTGGAGAATCAATAATGGGAAACCGCGCAGTAATTACATTCAGCACCGCCAACAACGCGCCCGCGATATACCTTCATTGGAACGGCGGCCGCGCCAGCGTAGAGGGTTTTTTAACCGCAGCGCGCCAGCTGGGCCTACGCCATGCCCCAACGGCCCAGGCACAAACCGAAGCGCTGGACCAGCTCGCCGAAATGTTGGCCCGCTTTTATTTCCGCTGCAATGTTGGAATGACAGTTTATAGGCTGCACTTTGCCGGCAGCGACCGCGACAACGGCGACAACGGAACCTATGTGCTGGGCCAAGATTTAACCATCCTGGCCCGGCTGCACCACACCCGCGGCGAAGAAATCAACCAGGCAAAGACGGCCGCAATCGTCGAACAGATCACCACCACCGCCCCCGCATTTAACTAAAAGGAGAATTAATTATGGGATGGACCTCTTACACAATCGACACCGCCGCAACCACCGACGCCGTGCTACGCCGGGAATTCACCCAGGCCGGCACCGATGGCAGCCGCTGGGAAATAACCGACACGGCCACCATTGGCGCGACCTGGTACGCAATCAGCAAACGCACCGACCCCACCGGCGCCGCGCATTATTCCGGCCTGGTATGCCTGACCGAGCGCCGCAAGCAGCGCAACGGCCTGACCGAATTTTTTTACAAAGACATGAGCGAAGACTGCGGCCCCCACGCCTACGCATGCCCGGCCCGCATCCTGGACCAGCTCGACCAGCTCGCGCCCAATCCTGGAGGATACGCGGCCGGCTGGCGCCAAGCATGCCGGGACCATGCAGCCAACAAGCGCGCCAAGGCCAAGGCCCGCGCCAAGCAGCGCGCCGAAAGCATGGCAAAGATTGAGCGCTTTATTTCCGACCGCTTTTTATCCGTCAACCTGGGAGCCTAAAAAATGAATCAATTTCACTTTATCCGCAGCAGCGGGAACCGCAAAACCGGCCCAATCCCGGTTACGTATAGCACGCGCAGCTCATGCCCGCCCAGCTGCAGCCACTACGGCGAAGACTGTTACGGCGAAGACTTTTACACCCGCATGACCTGGGACAAGGTCCCGACCCGCGGCCACGATATCGCAGCACACGCGCGCGCAATCGCCAGCCTACCGCCCGCCCAAGTGTGGCGGATGAACGTCGCCGGGGATTTACCAGGTGAAGGGGAAACAATCGACGCCTACCAGCTCGGGGAAATAGTCAAGGCCAACAGGGGCCGCCGCGGGTTCACATACACGCACAAACACCACCCCGACGCGCTGCTATGGATACGACACGCCAACGCCTGGGGCTTCACAATAAACCTAAGCGCCGACGACGCCGGCCACGCCGACCAGCTGGCCAACACGAACGCCGGCCCGGTCGCTTGCATTGTGCCAACCGACACGCCCGAAATCAGTTACACGCCCGAAGGCCGGCAGATTGTGATTTGCCAGGCACAGACCCGCGACGGCGCCACATGCGAGAGCTGCGGAAATTTTAGCCCCTGGTGTAGCCGGGCCGACCGCGCTTTTATCGTAGGTTTCCGGGCCCATGGCAGCAAAGCAAAACAGACCGACGCCAAGGCGCGCCGGGTTATCCCAATTTTGAAAGGTTGAACATGTTGAAAAAGATGCGCGCAAAGTACCCAGGCAAATGCAGCTTATCCGGCGCCCGGATAAACCCCGGGGATTTTATTATTTACAACACCGACACCCGGACCGCCGAGCTGGAGCCCGACGACGACCGCATGACCTACACGACGGACCGGCCCAGGGTTAGTGACGTTTTTAATTTTAGCGGCCGGGAATTCTACCGAAACAAAAAGGGCCGGTGCGAAGACGCGCCATGCTGCGGCTGCTGCACCATTTAACGAAAGGTAAACCATGCACGACCCCATAATTTTCCCCGAATGCGGCGCCGTAACCGATATCGGCCAACTAATCGGACCACAGACCAATGATTGCCCCGAATGCGGCGCGCAAGCTTTATTTAATGAAACCCAGGAGCCTAAACAATGAACCACCCCGAAGCAGACTATATCAACGCCGGCGCGCGCTACCAGCTCGCCAAGACACCGGCCCAAACGATAGCCCAGGCCGGCATGCTGCGCCGCATGCTGGAATCGGAGCAGATCGACGACCGCGCCGAGGCCCGGCGCCTGATCGAAACCGGCCGCGCAGAAGCGCGCCAGCGCTAGGAGTCCATCCGGTGAACAAACCCCACGCCCTCACGCTCGCGCTGGTTTTAGCTATAACCGCGCCTGACAGAAAACGCGCCCGCGACTGTGTCGCTATGGCCGAGCAACTAGCCCGCGGCATGACGCCCGAGCAGGTAGAAACATGCAAGGCCCAGGCCTTGGAACTAATCGACAACAACTAGGAGTTCATCCGATGATCACAAGAGAAGACAAAATTTTAGCCCTGACTCAAAACGAAATCGATTGGTTTTTGGGTAATGGGGTGGAGCTTAACCTGGTGCAAGAAGTCACAGAATTTTTTGCGAAAGGAGGTTTCACCACTTGCACCGATGAAGAAATCAACGACCAGTACAACCGGTTAACCGCATAAAGGAGTCCATCCGATGACCGACATACAAGACCGCTGGACCAAAGCCGCCGCCGAATTATTGGTGGGCCGCCGCATTGTGTCCGTTGATTACATGACCGAAGAGGACGCCAACGAAGTAGATTGGCACCACCGCCCGCTCATCATTACGCTAGACAATGGTCTGCGTTTTTACCCAAGCCGCGACGACGAAGGCAACGGCGCCGGCTCCCTGTTTACGACCAACCGCAAATTACCAACTATTCCATCAATCTAAAGGAGAATTTATTATGGGTTTCTTTTCTAAAACATGCGCAAAAACACACCTGCCAATCGTCGCCAACTTGAAGGACATCCCCAGGCTTAGCGAGGTGGTAGCGCTGCTGCCCAATGGCAAAAAATTTACCGGGTCTTATGACGGATACGGCCGCGTCGCCGGTGTCGGCCTGGTGGAAACCGCCAGGGGCCGCTTCCAATGGCCCGAGGTGAAGATGGTCCTGGCCGAGTACTACAACGGCGAGGAATATAAAGACCTGGGCCGATCAGGGGATGAGCTGGCACAGGGCTGGTTTATGGATGAACTATTCTTGCATCATTGCCTACGCAACGGACCATTTGAGAGTTACGCCGAATACAAAAAGGCGTTCAAGAAATACGCGAATTGGTAAGAGGTCATCCGATGAAACAAAGTTACGAAACCGCACTCGACATTCTCACGGCCGTGGCTATCGGCGTCGGCTTTGCTGCGCTGCTGGTGGCCTGGTGGACGTCGTGAAATACTGGGTAACCATCATCCGCGAGCATCAAGTTACGCTGACAATGGAGGCGGCCAGCCGGTTAGATATCATCCGGCTGGTCACCGACCTGGCTTTGAAATATGATGCCATGGACGGCAAACAAACTAAGATTGTGAGCATTAATGAAGAAGCGCCCAACACTATTCGCAATATTCCTGCATGAGGAGGACGGCGTCGTTACTGTGTCGGCCGATTATCTAGGCCTAGGTCAGGCTTCGTTTGACCTGGGCATCGAGATAATGACCGGCATTAAAGAGCTGGAGCGTGAACACCCGAAACAGTTCACGGTCCGGCCCATTCAGATTTCAGAGTATTACAACTGACCGGGTCAGGCTTTGGGAAAACTTGAACAACCCGAGCCGCCGGTGCGTGTCGTTGGCATCCTCTCCCTCGACATCGCTCATCCAATACGGCCAGCCGATTTGCTTGGCCACCCGCTCGCCGGTGCCGCTGGTATCGTTGTCAGCAATGACCACCCCAGCCGGCAACCTGGCAGCCACCTTCACCATGTTCCCCGCGCTGAAACAAACATGCAATGTGTAGCGACGCTTGAGCTGCGACAAGGCCAGCCGGATAGACAACGCCGTGGCATACCCCTCGACCAGGATGTGCATCCCTTTGTTGTTGAATATAAATTCAGCTCCGCTCGTGCGCTGGCCGGACAGAAACTTCTTCCCGCCAACCTGGTCAATTAACTGTACACCCACTAAGTGTCCATCCGACCGCATCGGAATGACCAACAGTTGCTGACCATTGAACGCCCATACATTCCCCTGCTCTTCCGGGAAACCTTTCGCTTTCAGATAGTCATGCCTACCGAATTGACATTGGCCCAGGATCCAAGCCGCCTTGCTAGCCGCCTCCTTCCCCTGCTTTTGTCGCTGCGCTTCGGCATCATTGGCTTGCTTCTGTATGCGCACTACATCAGCCGGTTTCAATTCATCCGCATGCCACACGGCCACCTCCGTGCCGGTCGCCCAGTTCTGCACGAACGCATGGGTTCCCATGTACTTGACCGCTCCGTTCCTACTGTTTGGGTGATCATCCGTCGGGTATCGGCGCCAGTAACCAATCGGTGGAGGGCTATCAATCAGGATGCCATGCAGCTTGCAATAGCTAATCAGGTCAGTCATTTACCCTTCCCTTTCAGGTATGCAATCAGCCGGCTCTTGACAAACTTATCGAACGCAATATCAGGCGACGCCACCGAATCAGCTAGGCCCCTGGGCCACACCCCAAACTTATCCTTATAGCAATGCGCAGCGCGGCCGCTCGACCACCCGCGATACTTCACATACCATTGGCACATCGCCCAAAACGCTTGCTTGTTATCCCTGCTGGCCATCCCTTCCAACTCTTCCAATACACCAGGAATACTGCTTACCTTGTTCTGACGCTCGCGCACATGGCCGCAATGCAAACAGGTATCAGACCCGCCCGGCCACAGATGCCCGCACGATGGGCACTTGGATTCTTTCTTCTCGTCTTCTGTCTTTTCTTTCTTGGCCTTTTCTTTTCCATCATCCAGGACATCGACGCCGTTGTGATAGACCGCTTCCCAATCCTCCTGGAAGCGTAAGTAGTTCCCACTATGGTCCAGCCAGACAGCAAACTCTTTGTTGTCAGCCCGGCGCATGATGCGGCCCATCTGCTGGATATGCGACGATAAAGATTTGCTAAACGGCCTGGCCGACACGCCGATCATTACATCAGGTACATCAAAGCCTTTGGTCAGGATATCCGTGGCAATCAGTCCATGTATTTCTGTGTCCGGCCTGGCAAAGTCTTCAATCACATCCCGCTTGAACTGGTCATCATCCCGGTAGCTGACCGATACAAAGTTATAACCCTCGGCTGCAAACTGTGCGGCCAGGTCGGCGCCATGCTCGACGCCCGAACAGAACACAATCGTTTTACGAGGACCACCAAAGATTTCATTGGTCTTTCGGATCCACTCCTCGACAATGTTCCCGGTAATCTGCATGCCCCGCTTAGATGCCTCGGCCTGGGACCATTCGCCCGCCACCTTCTTGGCGCCGGTCATGTCAATTTCTTTGGCAATGAAGACACGTAGAGGCATCAATACCTTCTGCTCTACCAGCTCCCGGGTTGTGATGGTGTTGACGATGTTGTCATAGATATGGGCCAGCCCCTTGGTGAAAGGCGTGGCCGTCAGCCCGATGACCCGCACCTCCGGATTATTCTTAATGAAATCAACTGTCTGCTGCCGCGTTGTGTGGCACTCGTCCACAATCAAAAGGTTCAGCCCTGGGAATGAGCCCCTCTTTTCCAGCGTCTGAGCTGAGCAAACCTGGATGTGTTCATACGGCCGATAGCGCCAATGGCCTGACTGCAGTACCCCGTGCGGGATATGGTATTTTTCTAATCGCTCGCTGGTCTGGTCACACAGAATGATTCGGTCCAGCAGCATGGCTGCCTTGTTACCTTTACCCCTGGTTGCGTTGAGCAAAGCAATAGCCATTTCTGTCTTGCCCGCTCCGGTCGGTGCATAAAGTATCTGCGCGCGCTTTCCCTCTGCAAACCCCTGGCGTAGCGCTGCCAGGGTAGCGTCTTGATAATCCCTTAGTTGTAAACTCATTTTGATTCTCCGCTGCCGGCACACTATGCCCGCCGGCTTGGGCCTTGTTTATTCGTAGGCTTTAAGTTGTCTTTGTTGCATGGAAATCTGACGCTTGAGCTGCGCGTTTTCCAACTGGAATTTATCCCGGCTGGATTTAACCGCATTCATTTCTAGTTTCAGAATACGAATCTCTTCGCGCAATTGTTTGATCAAATCTTCCGCTGCTTTCTTTTCTTCGGCTGTCGCGTCCATGACTTTGACGGCCAAGCGGTCGGTTAATGTTTCATTTTGAGCAATCAGCTCGTCTACCATTTCCTGGCGGTGATCTACCGCTGGTGGCTCTGCTTTGGGTGGCTCAACCAGGGGCGCTGCTTTGGCTGGCTTAGCTGGCTTATCTTTCTTTTCGGGCTTTCGCTTCTCGGCCACATTGCCTTTGGGTGTTATGTATTTGCGCACGGCCGGCGCGCTTTCCCCACGCATCTTGGCAACGAACGGCGCAGACACGCCAACCTTCCTGGCAATTTCTGCATTGCTCCACTCGCCCCATTCAAAATCTTCTACGAAAATCATAGTGACCTTGCGCTTGTCGGCGTTGTCCATCGGCTGGCCGTGCAAGTTGTTGGCACTACTACCAAAGAACAGAGCATCCCTGGGGGTGCCTGTTTCTACCTCGCACGGGAAGGTGGCCATCCCAATCCGTAGGGCTGCGTGATACCGGTGGAATCCATCTGACATCCAGTAATCTGTGCCGTCAAAGAACACCCGCATCGGTGGGAATACTGACCCGCCTTCCAGGTCCGTAGCGTAGCGCATCACCGCTTCTTCTTTAATTGCTGCGCGCACCTGGGTGCCGCCGTCCAGCCTGATTTGTTTCAGTTCTAATTCTTTTCTTTCTAACATGTCGTTCCCTTAAAATGGTGCGTCGAAACCTATAAATTCATTGAGCTTTTGTTTGTAATGCCAAGCTTTAGCGGCATCGTCTGACCCCTCTTTGCGGCCAGCTCTCATGCTGTATTTGATGATGTTGCCTTTCAGGTAGCCTATGAATTCCTGGCGGCTAAGCACAGATTCCATGACGGCCCAAGGCTGGATGCCGATTTGGTGATAGTGGTCGCCACCCACCTGATGCTCATCGGCTGATGCTTTCTCAATCATTTTCTTCGTCCCATATGTCGTTAGGCCATACCAGAACAGGCGTTTCAAGCCCCAGGTATCCGCCTTCTATGTTGAATTCAATGAACTCCCTGGCCTCTTCGGCCGAGCATCCATCCCGCATTAGTATTTCTGCAATCTTTTCTGCGTCGTAAACCAGGACTGCAACTGTTGTATGGTCCCGCCAAATATGCGCAGGTCCAATGATTGCTTCGTCATAGCCGTCGTATTTGATCATCGCTTCATGCTCCGAACGTAGACGGCAAAGCTGGCCGTGGTATCCCCACCGTTCTTCATCTTGTCAAACTCTTGGGCCACCTCTTCCAAGGTGTTGTTCCTGATCTGATTGGTTACCGGATCAAGTTGTTTGATGATCATCTGCCTCTTGCGCCATCCCAGCGCCTTTTCCCATATGTTTAGACTTGGTTCGCTCATTGTTTGCCTTTCTGTATTCCAATACTTCGTTGAGTAAACGTTCCATCTCATCAGCCGCCATCAGGTGAAACGGACTGATTGGCTTGTGGCTTGCGATTGAACGCATCATGCCGATGGTTGTTCGTGCAGTTGTTTCACTCAAGGGCTTCATGTGTTCTTCTCCTTGAGTTTGGCTTCAATAATTCGCGCAAATCCATCAAGTCGCATATTTACTCCATGTGCTTGATCTAAGCATTGCATGATCTCCTCATCCGTCAGCCCAACCCATGGGCGAACATAGTCTTGGATGTCATCGTCATCAGTCATGGTTTACCTCCGCCAAAATTACACAAGCACCGAACCATGCCATGCCACAAATCACGGCAATAGGCCAATACAACCACGCAGGTAAAAACTCAACTGCCGCTGAAATAACAAACGGCAAAGTAAGGATGTGTAGATATGCTCTTTGTTTCTTGGTCATGCTTGTCCCCTTGCTCGGATGGCTTTTAAAACCCGATCACTTAGTGCTTTATCTGCGCCAAGTAATGCAAGACCCGCCGTATTTGCACACGCCTCACGCTCCTCGGCAACAACCCTCTCAACAAGAGCCATCAGGTGCTGAGTGCTGCAGTGCCACGACTTGTACTCACGGTTTTGGTCTATGGCCTCCGCCAACATATAGGTAATTTGTTCTGCGTTGTAAGTCATTGTTTCTCCTTGTTAAAGTACCATTTCCATCGTCGCTCTTTGGCAATCCGCAGCAGAGCATGTTTAACGTAATCCCCAACAGATAGCCCCATCTTGCGAATCATGTCCACCTCGGTCCTGAGTAATATGATCTTGCCAACTTTGTTTTGGCCCCTGACCTTACGGACTATCACGCCTGCCCCCGCAACTTCAGTCCTCGCTCGGCCAGCTTCTCTTTAATTTCATTCAGACTTCTGCGGCCTAGATTGGGCGTTTTTAGTAAATCATTCTCGGTGTAGTAAACCAGCTGACCGATTGTGTAAATCTCATCCGCCTCCAGACATTTAGAAGCTCTGACACTTAGCCCCAAGGATGCAATCACACCCCCGGTGTTGACATCGCGCAAAGCCCATTGATCAAGGATGTGCTGTCTACGATCTACCATTGCCTTTGCAAGGTCATAAACCTCATAAGTTTTCACCAACAAATGCGGTGCAAGACGCAACATTTCTATTGCAAGTTGGTCAAGTAATTCTTCTTTTTTCATGGTTGTTCCTTTAGCTGATCAATGTCCGAATGACATCTTTTAATTTGGAAATCTCTAATGCTTGGTCGTCAAGAATTTTCATAAGTTCTTTGACCGTGTTTTTGTTTTTAGTTGACTCTGGGAATTCAAAATTTAAAACGTCAGACTGGAGCCCGCGGGCTTGAAGGCTATGTTTTAAAAATTGAAATAAATTTACACGGCTAGAGTGGTGTGGAATTGCACCTTTTTCCCATCGTGCCAATGTTTGTTGAGAAACGACTGTCTTTGCAAATTTGGCAAGCTCCGAACAAAATTCTTGCTGAGTAAAACCCAGTGCAAATCTATCGGCACGAAGAGCCTTACCAAAATTTTCTTCGGTCATGCGTTCTTCTCCTTGAATTTCTCTTCAACAAGCACCTTGAAGATGAATGTGTTCAGGTGGTCCGTCGTCCAGTTCGGCATCTGCTTAATGATTGCGTTTGTTTCACTATTGGTCAGGTTCTTCCAGCGCTTCTTGGCTTTGCGCGGTTTGAACACAGGCACCCTGGGGTCGGCAAAGAATTCAGGCTCATCTTTCCATGCCGCCCAGGTAAACAACCAGCGCCACATGAGCTGCTCATTGCGGGCGGTGTACTGGTATAGCGCCATGCGTAAACATACTTCTTTAGCTGGCTTCATTTGTCGCGCTCCTCTAGCATGGCATCGGCTGCTTTGTATGCATCTGCTGCCAGCTGGTACACGTTGGGGTGCGCGCCGCCAGCCAACAACGCTTGCATCGCCGTGTTCGCAAAGTAGTCCCGCAGCGACATGCCGTCGGTGTTAATTGAAAAGCCCAAGATCCGCGACTCATCGTCGACCATGAACCTGGGTGTAGGGAATGCTGCTCCGCCTGTTTTCTCTCTCATATTGATTCCTTTTTGGTTTCGTTTCTGATTGCCCGCCTGACAACTGTTTCTGTCACCCCAAATCTTTCTGCAATTTGTCGGTACGAAAGCCCCTGTTTACGCAGCACAATCGCTCGTCTTACATCTATTGGTGTCGCCGGCCGGCCCGCGCCAATCCTAGCTCCGCCGTGTTTTGTCATACGCCTCTCCTTTAAACTTGAAATCGACTATACACGTATTCAAGATGGTTTGCAACAGGTTGTTCCTGTTTATTTATAACAGGCAGTACGTATAGCGATAGTAGACCCCCGAGACTCCCGACCTGTACCCTTGTGGACAGATATGTGGAAGTCACCAGCCAGTCGAAACCTGCTGCTCGCGGAACGTCGTATTCAACTATCGACCGCCCGTGTCGTGGGCCAGACGCTGATTGTCGGTTTGCTTGGTCGTTTTATGCAGTCGCTACGAAACGCTGCGGCGCCGGGGGTCTATTAAAGCGCCATCGGTTTCTTGAGTACGGCCCCGACATTGGCCTATTAGCTAACCCGCTCTGAGGGTTGCCGTAGGAGGAGAGACTGGGACTGCTCACATGTAGCAGTGTTTTTTCAAAACTTTTCGTCCACTTTAAGGAGCTTGCGGCGCTAACCCGCAACACAACCCCAGTCTCAAAAACAAAAAAGCCACTTACAACTGCCCCGTCGTGGTACCCCTTAACGGGGCGAGGCATGTGTAAATGGCTTCAGAGTATTGCCCACGACGACAACGCTTCGTTTATATCAAATAATTGCAGGGCCTGTCAATACCCCTGCAGAATTTTGGGTGATCTGGCATAGCGCCTGGTGCAGCCCAGCCAATCCACCGACGCGCTGGTCGTCAATAAATATCTGTGGCATCTGGCGAACCGATGGCCCGCACTTCTCATAGAAAGCTGTGCGGCCGGCTTCATCATCGAGCATAACTTCTTCGTATGCCATGCCCTTGGCAGTCAGTAGTTTCTTGGCCGCATCGCACTGTGGGCAAGCTGATTTGGAATAGACAGTTATCTTCATAACAGCTCCTGTAAATTGTTAGTGGGCACATGAAGCAGTGTTGGCGCTAAAACCGAACTAAGGAACAACGCACGGCGCTAACCCGTTTACCACCAACACGTATGGGAACTTGGCTCAATCCCCATGCGTGTTGCCTCTGAAAAAAGTGGCCCCAGTTACGGAGCCACAAAACCAATCAAAGGAGAAACCAAAATAACAATCAACAAACCAACCAGCCCTCTGGAATGATTCCATATTACACACATTTTTTTAAAACTTCAACCGCATCTTCTACAGAATTAACAATAAATAAATTATTTCCTGGCCACTCATCATGGAACTTCTGTTCCGCCGCCGTCAGATCGCGGGCCGACGCAGCTTTACTGCCATCTTTTATTTCAAATAAAAGCGTGTAGCCGTTGTAATACACCAACAAATCAAACAGGCCGGCGTGATTAATCGCACGAACATACGCCCCACATTCCCGCAGGAATAGAACTATTTCGTTTTCATTATCGTCGCGCCTGGCAGCTCGTCGCATACAAAAGTCCTCATGTTGATTGGCGTTTATACCAGATATAAAAAAACTGTTGACGTACATGAACCTACCTGTTACATTCGCACACAGAACAACCAGTCAGGAGAAAGCAATGGAAGAGAAAGCAACCGATCTGATGGACACCGGCTATGGGCTGGCCGCTCATCTTGTCGACTATTCAATGGACAAAGCAGATAACAACGGGATGATTGCATCCCTGGCCCTGGGTATGGCATACGCATCATTGATGTGTTCCAACCGTATTGATGAACAAAAAGCAATTGACCTGGTGCGCGGCGTCTATGCCCGAGCAGCTCATTTTGAATCACTGATCGGAGGCTCGCATGAAACTCACTAACAACTACAACCTACCCGAGACAATTGTCAATGTCCTAAAGCGCCCCACGTATAGCAAAGGCAAGGCAAACATATCGGCCACTGAACTACTCAATAGCCCCCGCGTTGTGCAGCTCAAGCGTAAACATTGGGACGACATAGAAGAGGACGCAGCCGACATGGTTTGGTCCCTATTTGGGACTGCCGTTCACGGCGTACTGGAGCATGGTAAAGACGACCACCATATCGTAGAAGAGCGCATCCATACCGAAGTGGATGGCTGGAAGATATCCGGCGCCATCGACCTGCAAGAGTTGACCGATGCCGGCACCATTCTGTCTGACTACAAAGTCACCAGCGCCTGGGCTGTGATGAATGAGAAACAAGATTGGCATTCACAGTTAAACCTGTACGCCTACCTGGTTGAAAGCGTCAAGAAAAAGCCTGTATGCAAGGCGCAGATCGTCGCCATCGTTCGCGACTGGTCACGTCGCGACGCTAAGACACGCGAGGGTTACCCGCAAGCGCCGATTGTGGTAATAGACATTCCGTTATGGTCATTTGAAGAGCGCGAAGCATACGTCAAGGCCCGCGTAGCCTTGCACGAAGCAGCGTTCTTTAATGCAGAAATTGGTGGGAGCATTTCCGAATGCACCCCCGAAGAGATGTGGGAAAAACCCACTATGTACGCCGTTAAAAAGGACGGCGCAGCCAGGGCCAAGAGCGTTCACAAGACGCTTGAGGAAGCGCAGGCAGCCCTAGAAGTCGCAAAGACCAAGGGTTATGGCATCGAGGTGCGCGAAGGCGACCGCACCAGATGCTCTGGATTCTGTCAAATCGCCCAGTACTGTGATCAATACCAAACCTACCTCAAGGAGAAAGAATGAACGACGTTCAAAAGGCCGCACTGGACCGGTCAATCAAAACACTCAGCGCACTAGGCTGCACCTTTGCAATCGTAGACGCTGACAAAGAACTACACGGCAGCCCGCTTACAGTCTTGGATGAGCTTGGCTCTACCTATGCTGTGATCGACGCCGCCGGTGTTCGCCACGGCCTGGTCAGCGCCGTGTTAGAAAAGATGGAATGCCAGTACGTCATCACCACTAAAGATGGAATGAAGTACAGCAACACCATTGACAAGACGCCCGACCCAGTGGTTAAACCGCAGCGCGAATTCCCATACGGAGACACCCGAGCGTATGTGAAATCCTTTATCGGCACCATGCAGATCGGTGATACAGTCTCCATCCCCGCAGACAAGTACGGCGTCAGCAACATTCAAAACTCTGTGACGTCCTGGTTTGTCAGCACACACGGCAAGAATGCTTGCACTACTTTTCAAAACAAATCCACCAATTCGGTGGACGTTATGAGGATCGGATAATGCTGCAAAAAATTCAAAACCAAATCAAAGAATTCTTTCGTGAAGACCCACCAGTCTGCATCGAAACTGAACTCGAGGCCATTCGCCAACGCAATGAGCAACGCGTCAAATTAGCGATTGAAAAGCTCGGCGAGAAATGGGTTGGCCACCCTAACCATGCAGTCCAAAAGATTAAATTATGAAACGCAACACCTCAGAATCAGCGCCATGCGTGGCGCAAACAGCTTACAAACTAAAGGATGTAACCTATGTCCCGCATTACCGTAACTGCCACCTGTATGTAGGCCCCGGCTACCCCAAGTTCAACCGGACCACCTACTCCGCAGCCGAGCTAGTGCTTGCGGGCGCAGCATCCGTACACGAAATGTTGTGGAACAGGGCCAATCACGGCATCGTCAACGAAATCCACCCATAAGGAAAACAATGTCAGTTCATAAAAAACTCATGGCCGCCCGGGTCAAGCTTCTGGCCACCGACTTAAAGAAGTCGGGACGGAACACGTTTCAAAACTACTCATACTTTGAGCTGGGCGATTTCATCCCCCACATTCAAACCATCTTTAACGATATCGGTCTGTGCGGGGTGGTAACGTTTAACAACGAGTATGCCCAGCTGTGCATCACAGACGTAGATGACGGCACGGTCATTGTGATCACCAGTCCAATGGCAGAGGCCGCACTCAAAGGTGCCCAGCCGATCCAGCTCATGGGTAGCATACAGACTTATCAACGTCGCTACCTTTGGATGGCAGCGATGGAGCTGACCGAACATGACACGATAGACATGACGCCGGCCCCAGAGCCAAAGACCAAGCCTGAGCCCAAGCCCGCACCAAAGCCAGCGGAGAAACCTACAACACCCGAAACGATGCAAGGCGCCCCCGACTACTGGTCGCTTAAAGTGACAGCCAGGCCGGCTGGTGACGACAAGGAATGGTGCGGTTTGGTGGTGGACATGTCACGCATTGGCTTAACCCAGTGCGGCAGCGAAGCAGATGTCATGTCCCTCTTCAAGGTAAACCGCAACATCTTTGCACATTTCAAAGTGCTAGATGCCGACCGCTATGAAAAGCTTATGGCGGAATTTAAGAAAACCAGTGAATCATTTAAGGAAAAAGCATGAACTCAATTACAGTAGCCGGCACCCTAGGTAAAGACTCAGAGATGAAAAAAATGCCTAACGGCGATGCCCTGTGCAATTTCTCCGTAGCAGACGGCCAAGGTAAAGACAAGCCAACTATTTGGTGGAACTGCAGCCTGTACGGCAAGCGCGGAGAATCTTTGTCCCAGTACCTGGTTAAAGGTCAGGCCGTTACCGTGTCGGGCACCGTGTCTGAACGCGAATGGACTGACAAAGAAGGCAACAAGCGCAAGTCTATGGATGTTCGTGTGGGTGATGTAGCCCTGCAAGGCGGCCGCCGCGATGCAGAGCCGCAGCAAGAGCGCCGCGCAGCACCCAAGGCGCAAGCGTATGACGACAGTGGTGATGTGCCTTTCTGACCATGAAGACCAACAACTTTGAAGCCGTCAAGATTGCGATGACGCAGAATCGTACCGGCTACGTGTTGACCTTGTCCGTCCACCCCGACGAAGTACCGGAAGATATTCTGCGTGACTTTGTTGGGGCACGGTACCAGGTGGTCATGGTACGGCTGAATGCGCAAGAAGAACCGATGAACCGCGAGCATGAGTACGCCCGCGACCTGGTTCGCAGCGCCGGGATGCTGTGCCGCGACCCCCTCTTTCAAAAGTTTCTATGCCAAGCTGGCCAGACCTTTGGCGAAAGCGAAGAAGAAGCCCGGCAATGGATGCTGGATGAATTCCAGATCGCCTCGCGCGCAGAACTTAAAAACAACCCAGAAGCGGCCAGACAATACATGGCCCTGCAACAGGAATACCTAGCATGGAAACAAAGCGCCTAATCCCTTATTCGGTCCACCTGCGGGAGGACATCTACCATCAGCTAAAAGACGCTGCAAAGGGCCGTAAAGCCAGCGGAATCGTGCGTGACGCCATCACCATGATCATCGAGGGCGACGACGCCTTTAGCGCAGGGTTTAACAAAGGCCTACGCGAAGCTATGAAAGTGGTGCGTGATGACGTTTGGGCCAAGAGCCTGTCTGTTCACGGCGAGCTGATGTCAGAAGTTTTATCTGACCAAATCGCTGAGAAGCTTGGAGGCGAAAATGGCAACAAGAAAAAAGCCTGAAGGTATAGCAGCCCTAGCGCCCAAGCCACACAACCCATCCATCCAGGACATCACAATGCTTGACTGGTATGCGATGGCTCTCACGATTGCCTGGGTTTGCACCGACGAAGATCACGGAGCGGAAGCTGAAAAGATTTTTGACATGGCAGAAGCCTTGATGGCCGAACGGGAGAAACGCCTGTGAATAACAAGCTGACTGCCAAACACAGGCGCCACCTGGCTTTGGTAAAAGCTTTACCATGTAGCGTATGTGATGCACCAGGCCCCAGCGCTGCGCATCATGTAAAGCAGAACCAGCAGTACACCGCTGTCGCCCTATGTACCGACTGCCATCAGGGCCCGGTCATGGGATGGCACGGGCAGAAGCGCATGTGGGCCATCAAAAAGATGGACGAGCTGGACGCTTTAAACATTACGATAGAACGTTTGCTGGACAACCAATGAGCCCATACCGCATCACTGAACCAACGTGCATTTCTTTTTCCGGTGGGCGCACCTCGGCATACATGCTATGGAAAATCCTGGAAGCTCACGACATGAGCCTACCAAGCGAAGCTATAGTTTGTTTTGCTAATACGGGCAAAGAAGAAGAAGCTACGCTACGGTTCATTGATCGGTGTTCTAAAGAATGGGGCGTCAAGATTCATTGGTTGGAATACACCCACCACGAAGACGTCAAGCAAAGGTTTAAACAAGTTACGTTTGAAACGGCCAGCCGGGATGGCCAGCCATTCTTTGAGCTTATAGATCAGAACGGCAAACCCTTCCTGCCCAATCCCGTTGCGCGCATCTGTACCGTGCGACTCAAGCTTAATGTTATCCATCACTACTTGCTATCCCTGGGATGGGATCACGAAGAGAATCAAGACTGGGTCGGCATTAGGGCAGACGAGCTACGCAGGGCGGCAAAGATTCACCGCAGCCGAACACCTTTAGTCGTCGATGGCGTGACCAAAGAAACCGTAGGAAACTTCTGGCGCCAGCATTCCTTTGACCTAGAGCTGCCCAGCATGAACGGCGTCACCATGCACGGCAACTGCGACCTATGCTTTTTAAAGCCAGCTCAACAAATTTTGAGCCTGATTCGGGAGAAGCCTGAGCGCGCAAACTGGTGGATTAAGATGGAGCAACACGCCCAATCCAGCGCCCGTAATACTGGCGCCACCTTTAGAAATGACCGGCCAAGCTACGCTCAGATGCAGGAATTTGCTTTAAAACAAACAGATTTGTTTGACCCAGACGACGAGGGCATCGCCTGTTTCTGTGGTGATTAGTACTACAAAATGTAAAAAGAACCGAAACGTTTTGGTTCTCGATACACTTTAGTTCTCATTTAAGAGATTTACGTACTGACTCAGCTTGCTCGGCGTACATGCCAATTAGTTCTTTCAAACGGTCAATTTCTTCACGCTTGTCAGAGCCGGTCAGCCCTTCGTTGGCGTTAACTTCCCGAATCTGTTTACGCACTGCAGCCATCTTCTTGGATGTCTGGTCGTACAGTTTTGCCAAGGCAATCTTGTCGCCCTTCTCTTCCAGGATTTCCATAACTTTATCCGTTTGATTGGATTCAGCGTAGTGGCGCATGTCAGCAAAGGCCTGGCTAATCTGACGATTGTTCTCATAGAACGCCGTGGCATAGCGCGACTGGTTAGAAGGTAGAGACTTAATCAATCCCAAGCTGGCGCGGTCCAACCACTTTGCATCAGGATAATCACCATCATTAAACGGCATAACGGCGTAATGACTGGTAACGGCAGCCGTGCTACCCAGCCAACCAAAGTAGGCCTTGATTGCGTAGTCCACCTGGACGGGCGACAGCTCACCCTTCTCACCCAGGATAGCAGTCATGCCGCCCAGAGCTATGGCCAGCGGGCTAGTTGTGTCAGCTGCGCGCTCCTGCTTAGACAGACGCTCCATGCCAGCGCTTTCAATTGGCGAGCCGGTGAAGCTATCTTTGTTGGCATACAGGTCTAGCACTGGTTTGAATATCTGCGGCACAGGATTCAAAGCAAACGTATCACCCAGCATGCGCTTGATACTGTCGCCAAACTGTTTGCCTTCTGCTTCCTGGTCAACGATCTGCTCCAGGACGCGCTCAGCCATGGTTCCAAATGCGCCGATTTCAAACGGCTTTGGTACACGGAATGCGAAATCCATACCTGGCAGCTTGAACCACCAGAAATTATCGCGGTCCCACTCGTCGCGTTTCTTGTAGTCTTCGTCGTCTTTAAAGATCATGTACAAAGCCATAGACGCACCGGCCACAGCCAATGTGGTGTAGCCAAATGATTCAGCTTTCTGCTTGTCTGTCTGCTCAATTGGTTTGCCGGTCACGGTGTTGTACAAAACGCGAGCTGTAGGCGTAACGCCATCACGGCCCAGCTTGTACAAACCCTGGATGCGAGCATTCATAAACGGAACCACCTGGGTGACCAACCTAAACGCTGGCCACGAACCCTGCATAGAGAAGTCCAGCAGATCCCTGGCAGCGAACGATGCCTGGAGGTGCGTTAGCTTACGCTCGCGCATCTGGTTATACAAAGCCATGCGGTTAGCGGCTTCAGATTTATTACCCCACTCCTGATACTTATCCCAGGCCGCGCTCAGGCCGGCTTTAATCTTCTCTGGCGTGTCCAGAATATGTTCACCTTTAACACCTTGAGCCAGCAAGCGTTTAATCAGCCTAGACTGGTCGCCCTCATAAGCCGAGCCAAAGTTAAAGATTGCACCGCCAGCCAAAGCAGAAATATGCGCAGGATTATTTTTATCCGTGGCAGCCCAGCCCTCAATCACGTTGGCAAATGGATTGCGTTTTAAATCGCTAACAGCAATTGCCTGGATTGAATCGCGAATCAAGTTGTTTGTCTTGAAAGCGGGGGAAATGGTCACGCCGTATTGCAGCAGATTCTTGAAGTCGCGAGCTACATCCAGAAACTTTGACTTGGGGCCCAGGTAGCCAATCGATGTAATGGAATCCAGCAGCATCGGATCCAGCACTTCAAAGTAGGCGGGCTGACCGTTCATCATTGTCTTGACGACACCTTTGCCGGCCTCGGTGTATTCGGGGCGTAAAGACCCATCACCCACCAACTCACCAGATTTGGTAGACACAACCTTGCCGTCTTCCCAAGCCAAGCCAACTTTCAAATTAGGAATGGCAGCGCCCACTTCCATGGCTGCATCAAGCGTTGCGTTGGATGCCTGATTCTTCATCGACGCAGACAGGATATGACTCCAGTTGCGCAGCGTGTTTTCCATCAGATCGCCAAATGGCTTGTCACTCTGACCCTTTAGTTCAGCACTAAACTTCTGGCTAGTTAAACCAGACGCCGTGGCCGCATCTTGCAGGTCGCCACTCTCCATTTGTTTATAGAACGGAATGTAGAACAGGTCCTGAGAGAAGCGTTCGTATGCCTTTTGATCCATCAGGCCGGCGTTGTAAGCAACATCTAGCACAGATTTATTCAGGGCGTTCATGTCCTTCTGGACTTCTTGATACACCTCTAAGCGGGGCCTACCATTGATTTCACCTTGCACCAGCTGATCACGGTCAGCAAGCAGCGGGGCTAGGTTAGGAGAGCGTTTGTCAATAGGCAGGCGGGACTCACGACCAAGGGCAATCCACATCATGTAGCGGTCTGTCTCAGCACCGACCGGTTTCATCGCTTCAAACAAACCTTTGGTCTTGCCCTTGATATCCAAGGCGCCGCCGTTGTTGTAGACATGGCCGTGCATCAGTAAGCCTTCTAGCGCGCCGTCCACAGTCTTTGACAGACGGGCCATCATGTAGGCCTCTTCGCTGTAGTCTTTGATGGTGCGGTACTGGTCAGCAATACCCTGGGCAGCACGGCGCCAGAAGCCATCTTGCAAGCCAGCAATACGGTCAATGATTGTCTTGGTCTGGGGGTTAAATACTGCGCCCAGCTTCTCAACATAATCCGCATCAAGGTCAGACAGGGCTTCGCGGTTAATAGGCTCACGCTTCTGTAGCTTCTGTTGGGCTGCAGCTTTGACGGTTGCTGCAACCTTGGCCGCCGACTCACCAGCTTCTTTGAGCATGAACATTTCCATCTGCGCATCTTGCGAGATGATTGGCGGAATCGTCATGTCCTTGGCTTTTTGAGCAACTTCATTAGCCGCTTCTAAATACTTCTTGAACGTTTCGTTAGGCAGGTAGCCGGCATTCTTTACCTTGGCATAGAACGCACGGAGCGAATCAGCCAGGCGTTTAAAGAATTGCTCAACCACACCTACGGGTTTGTCAGACGTCAGCGCCCAACGGGAAACCTGGTCGGCGTACCACTCTTTAAAGTTAAACCAATACGAATCCATGTCGGCGGCCATAGCGCCTTCACTAATGTCCGTGGTTTTTGCCGTTGTCTTGGCGCGCAAAGAATTGACCAGCTCACGAGCAGTCTTGCCTTTGGTAGACGCCAACCACTTGTCGTATTCAGCTTTGATGGCCGCTTGGGTTTCAGCGGGCGCTTTGTTAAACACCTCAAACTGGTGCATGTGTCCCATTTCGTGCGCCAGAATTTCTAACATTGATGTAATGCTAGAAGACGGCGTCATGGCAATGTAGTAATCCCCATTAGGCATCTGGCGCATAGAGCCAGCCGAACGGTAGTCCAGGGCAGCAGAACCAACGGCGCGCCACTGTCCCGTCATGTTGTGTGCATCTACGCGGGCATCAGGGATTGTTGTGATGTAGATATTGTTAGTGATGCCCAACAACTCTTTCCAGCCTTTGACCACGCCCGCAATTTTAGGCGGCATATTCTTGGAAAACGCCAACCCATTTTTGTCAAATTTAATAAATGGATTCTCAGCTTCTGCCTGTGCATCGGCTGTTTCCAAATCTAATTTAACCTGACGCAACTCTTTGGTTTCGGCTGCTGTTAAACCGTTGGTGCCTTGTTGCGTATCAATATCAAAGTTGTTGCGGGTAAAATCTTTGATAGCCACATAAACCGGATTGCCTGTTCGTTTGTTCCAACCACGAACCAAAGCCAACGATCCACGCTGCCAGACCACCTGGCCGTTCACGCCTTCGGCTCCAGCATCTACAAAAGCAATCTGCTCTGGCGTAGCATCCCGCAACATGTACAAGAACTCACCTCGGTCAGAGTACTGGACATTCTTAGCCAGCACGAAACGGCCTATCTGGATAACGTCGTCAGCAGCTATCACAGGCTGCTTGGTTGCCCGGTCATAGAAGTAGGAATGACGCAGCGGATCAAAGCTAACCTGTGACCATGCCTTATCTTTCAATAAGCGCTGGACCATTGCATAGGCTTCTTCAGGTGTAATGTTGACCCAGTTACCTTCCATGGTTTGCTGGGGTGACTTGTTGCCCTGCGGCACAACACTGCCACTTGCGCTAATCTTGGGCTCAGCCTGGGTGGCCACCTTCATGGCGGCCTTTTGATTGCGGATAGAGAACCGTACGTTCTGTATGCGGGCAGCGCTTGAGTAACTGATGGGTGATTTAGGATTATTTTCTGGATGGATAGCAACAACGCTACCTGTCAAACCCTGAGCTTTAGCGCGGCCCAGGGCATTAATATCCATGCGCAAACCAACCGGCGTACCGTCAGCAATTGGCGCATTCATTTTGGATATCTGGTTAGTCTGCAAAACCAGCTTCATGTCAGATTGAGACATGGGCCGCTCAGGGTTTGGAATTGTGCCAATAGGCATGTAGAAATCTACATACTCATCAAACTGTTCTTTGGTAATGCGGCCAGCTTGTAGTTCGCGAGCAGCCAACACAACCTGTTCGTTGCGATTTTCTTTGAGCGTAAAACCCTCTGGCTTCTTGAGCTTTGGAGGTGCCTTGGGCTTTGCTGGTTCGGCAAAGATATCTCCCTGACCTTGGGCCGCGGCAACATCAGCATCACGGTCGCTACCTGTCAGGACAAAGTCAGCAGCGGCTTCGTCGGCTTTAGCTTTCTCTTCCGCAGCGCGCTCGGCAGCTTTCCTGTCCTTTTCCGCTTTGATTGCAGCATCTTGCTTGGCCACAATCTCTTCAACGGAAGGTTGGGTTAGCGTGAGTTCAGCTCCCGCATCGCTCGGTTCGCCAGTATCCTGGACGCTATCTTCACGGCCTCGGGCGATGGCTCCTTCGAGGGCTGACTTGAAGGCTTTGTAGTAGGCTTGGACTGATTGGTTTTCTGTTTCATAAAAGACCTCTTCTCTCATTGATTCTGTATCGATGCCAAGCTCATCGGCCTGGGCCAGCAGCGCGCGCACTTCAGCCTGGACGTCAGGGTCGGCAGCTTCGTAGCCGGTGCCGTCAAAGTCAGACATCTCATAACCCAGCTCTTCATCGACGGGGGAATACAGGGATGCCTCTTCTTCTGCTTTGCGGTAATCTTCAAAGCGCTTTTCTTCGTCGCGCTTGGCCATTTCTTCTATATCTTGTTGGCGATACTGCGGCTTCTTGACGCTTTCCGTAATCATGTTGCGGGCGTCGTTCTGGGTAGCTTTATCACCCAGGTAGCCGGCTGCTTGAAGCTTGGTGTAAGCCTCTTCCATCGTCATGCCTTTGCCTTCGCCAGCAAACAGGTAACGATTACCAACACGGACATTCTTGTCCATGCCCAGGTCAGACATTTCAGTTTTAACTATGCCGCCTTCGCTGGTGATGTACTCGTGGGCAGACATTGGCGTACCCGTAGCCGACGTCTTGGCCAGGCCTAAACGTTTAGCTTTAGCTTCATCAGCAGCAATCTGCTTGGGCGTCTTGGGCGCCAGGATGAAACCCTTCCCGTTTTTATTGGGCAACACGCGCATTTCAGGATAGTTCTTACGCGCCATATCTGCTGACTTGCGGGTTTTAAACGGTACGCCGCCTTCAGTAACGGGCTGCGGTGCTACCGCCAACTTACCCTTGTCATCCAACTCGCGCTTGGCAGATGCGTCGTGGCCAATGTTGTCAGGGTGGTTAAAGTAATCCACCTTTGGTTCTTTAGGCTTAACCACTTTGGCGGGCGGGGCCAGGCCCAGCTCATCCACTTCAGCCTGGCTAAGTTGTGGATACTCTTCCCGAACTTCAGCAGTCGTTGTTGTTTTGCGCGCCTCTGGGGATATCACGGTAAAGACAGGCTTACCATCTGTTGACATCAAGCGAGGCGTCACCACTTCTGGAGGCTGAGCCATTCTGGCTGTAGGATTCTGAATGACTGTATATCCATCGCGTTTTAAAGCGTCGTACAGCTTGGCAGCATCTGGTGTTACCGAGTTATCAGAAGTAAATTTCAAGCCGCGGCGCTCAGCTTCTGCCACTGCATCTTTATAAAGCTGTATAAATTTACCGGTTCCACCTACGCCACCGTTGTCTACATAAATGGGGTACAGACGGTTGTCTTGCATGCCAAACGTAGCGGTGCCCGTGGTGCCCTTTTTGTCCATTTGAATTTGGAAAAAGAAACCAGGAACCATTTTGCCGGCATTGGCATCTTCAACTTGCTGCTCTTCAAACTTAGGTTTTTCAAGCGTTAGCTCTGGCGTAGGCGTAACAACAACAGGCTTTTCTGCTTTTGGCTGGGGCGTCAGGTTGCCCTTCTTGTCCAGCTTTAGCTCATATCCCAATTCACCCAATGCTTCACGTTGACGTACGTTATTCATAATCGGGTCACGGCTGTATTCGGTAGCCATGATCCCATTCACGCGAGCTTGAATATCTGTCGCCGCAGCAGCCTTCTTATCCTGCTCGGCTTTAGCAGCGGCCGCAGCCTGGTCTGCCTGGCGCTGACGGATAGACGCCATTAAATCTTCGTTAGCCGTAGTCCCAGCCAGGGACTGACGCACCTCATCAGCCCTGCGACCTTCGGCAATCTTCGCCTCTTGAGCTGCACGTTCAGCGGCAATATCTCGGCCTGCTGGCGGGATAGGGGTAACGACATCATTACCCTTTTTGTCTTGCGTAATCTGGTAGCCCAGCATAGCCAGCTGCTCATCACGACGAATAACATTCAGGGCCGGATCGCCGCTGTATGTGGCTTCGGCCGCAGCTTTAGCTTCAGCATCACGCTTGGCTTTGGCTTCTTTCTCTGCCTGGATGCGCACCTCTTCGTCGGCAGCAGCTTTCTCGTCTGCACGGACGCGAGCGGCCTGCATCAAATCTTCATTACGTGGGGCAGCTTGTTGCTCAAACAAACCAGCAGCGCGTTCTTGTGTAGCACGTTGTGCGTCCAGCTCATCTTGTCTAGCTTTAGCGGCGGCAGCTTCACGCTCACGGGCCGCACCCATGACATCAGCACCCATGCCCTGACGGCCAGCAGCTTGCTCCTGGAACATCTCGGCGGGTGTTTTTCCGGTTAGGGAAACAGGCGGTTTGTATGCTTCTGGCTCAGGTTCTGGCGTAACTGTAGGCCTGCGTAAAGCGCCGGAAGCAGCACCGCCAACACCACCCAAAGCAGCACCGCCAAAGAATGCCTCTTTGTATTCGCGCATAGCCTCTTCGCCCTTGAGGGGTAGGCCTGCTTGCCAACGTTCACCCATTTGCTCCAGCACTTCGGTAGGGGCTTCTGCCACCACACCAACAGTTGCGCCCGTAGCAGCGCGTACACCAGCACGTTTGGCCAGCTCAGCTGCAACTTGCTGCCCCAGAATCTTTTCCGGAACTTTGCCAAAACCAAGTATTAATCTATCAGCAAAATATCCAATAGGAGCAGTGGCTGCCGCAGTTCCAAATGCTTTGCCAGGCTCTAGGGTTTCGCCAGTCCTACCCTCTTCGGCTTGACGGCGCATGAAGTTACCAAACTGCTGCAGGCCATATGTACCAATACCAGCCAATGGTCCCACCACGGGAGCAAGTGGTCCCGACACGGCAGCAGCACCAACACCCGCAGCCACAGGTATAGCCATAGATGGGGCGCTTTGTAATGCCTGCTCAGTAATGTAGGACGGCAGCTTCTTGGCCGCAGCCATCAGACCTTGCTCTTGATATGCTTTTTCCAGATCAGCAAACGATACACCCTGGGGTTTGCTTGCTTCTGCTTTAGCCTGTGCGCGAATGTCTTCTGCTTGTTTGCTAGCAGATTCTTTCATTCCCAGGGCTGCTTTAATACCCAACCCAATACCAGATGCGCTTTCGGGTACGGCTTCAAAGCCACGGACCGCAGCAGCTTTAGCACCACCTAGAAAGGTAGGCTCAGCGGGTATAGGCTCAGCCTGCCCCTGCAAACTCTTGATGTATGTTGCAAGTTGCGTTGCCGCCTGAACGTCACCTGCCGCATGCGCATTTTGTAGCGCACGGTAAAGAGTCTGCATGTCTGCCATAGCCCAACCTTATTTTGCGTATTGATTTACCAAGCTCTCAATGTTTGAAGGCAGGTCAGGCATGATGCCCGCGTTGCGCTCAATCTCTTGCATGATAGCTTTAGCTGCTGCTTTCTTGGCAGGATCTTTACTGAAATAGTACTGTTGTGCAGCGTTTTTGTATGGCTCGCTTTTCTCAACCAGGGCTTGACGCTGCAACGCAACCTTGTCTTGGGCTGTGGCGCCTCTGGTTCCGGTCTTGATGCGCTCAATATCTACCAACATTTGCTCGGCAGCCTGGGGGTCTTTAGCTTTCAGCGCGCCGTATTGGGCTAACAAGCGCTCAGTTTCACCTGGACGGTTAGCAGCTGCACTTTGAATACGTTGGACCTCCAATGCATTCAAGTTGCGGTCTTTGGCAATCTGCAATTGAACGGCATTACTAGCGGCCTGGTTAGCCAAATTAACGTTACCCTGCATCTGTGAGCCCAGCACACTGGCGCCAGTAGTAGCTGATGTGTCGCGCATTCTGGTCAGCACATCGGCAACTTTATTAGCTCCGGCAATACCTTCTGTACGACGGGCAACATCTACCGCGTTACGCAACTCCATCTCTTGTTGTTGCATCTTCAAATCTTCAGCGCGCTTCTGGGTTTGCATGGCTGTATAAGCCGGAGCCAAACCAGATAAACCTTTGGACTGACCAGCTTGGCCAAACACGCGGATCAAATCATCTAAACCGGATGGTCTAGATTTCTCATACAAGTCACGAGCCGCTTGGATTCGTGACTCTTGCTCTTCGCCGCCACGACCTGTCACGCCCATGGCTGCTAGGCGCGCTTGGTTTTCTGTCAGTAAAGTTGATTGATCTGGGGCTTTCAAAGCCGTAGCTACAGCGGCGGCCGCGGCTGGGTCACTTAATGCGGGAATGTTTGGTGTACCTGGTACGCCCACGTTTAAAGGCTCTTGCACTGGGCCTACTTGTTGTGTAGCAGGCTTGGTGCCTTGCTGCGCACCAGGTGGGCGAGGTGGTGCAGGTGGGCGAGGAGGGGCCGCAGCCAGCACATTGGTTGCTTTGGTTTGGCCGTAAGGAATGATCATGTCTCCAGCGGCAGGAGCAGCAGCCATCAATTGCTTTAGACCACCAACATCTTTAGCACCTCTGGCGGGACGATCAACACCCGCGGCCGACATTTCTTTTGCATACGCAGCCTCAACAGCAGCCAAAGCTGATTGCGCTTTTGCCAATGCATCTTGCGCCGCTTGGTAACCTTCTGGGTCATTCTTACGCTGAGCTAAACCATAAGTTCTAACTTTGGCTTGAGCTTCTTTGGCCGCCTCACGGGCACTATCCACATCACCACCGGAAGTAAAGGCAACAATGCCACCGCCGTCATAGTTAAAACGTACAGGCACGTTGGCCAGGCCGCCACGGGCCATCATCATTTCTGCGTCTGGTTGCATCTCTGGCTCTGGCGTACCTTCTGGTACAGGACCTGCTGGTGGGCGCTGCCCCATTTGCCCCATTTGCTGCTGCTGAGCCATACGTTGCTGGGCCATTTGCAAACCCATCAAGCCGGCCTTCTGCTCAATCTGTTCTTTTACACTAGGCTGCGGGCCTTGAACACCGCCTTGCATAGCTTTCATTTTCTGCGCACGTTGCAGCTGGGCTTGGATTTCTCCCGTTGCCAACCAAGGTGGAATTAAATCCGGGGCAAATCCATCAGCAAACTTTTGTAATTGTGCCGGGCCCATGCCCTTTGCAAGTTCTTGTGCTTTAACGAGATTCATATTTCACCTTCACTTTTTAACGCCAAGGTTGGCCAGTGTTTTATATAAAGAAGCTAAACCTGCCACATCACTCTGCACTTTTGATATCGCATCCTGATTAACCGCAGTAGTAGAAGCGCCAATTGGCAAGCCTTCAACCAATTTACGCTGGAACTCAACCATGTTAAATGGATATGCTTGCTGCTGCTCAAACTGAGCCTTGTCTGCTGCAATACCTTGCTGCTCAATATCACGCTGGGTTTGACCGGCTGCCATCAGATCCGACAAGGATTTCAAACCATAATCAGCGCTGTACTGACGCGATGCTTCGGTTGCTTTCTGCGTATCCAGGCCGCGGCCTTGTTCAGCATTAAACTGAGCCATAGCTTTGTCGTAAGCGGTGTTATACCCGGTGCCGGTAATGTTGGCCAAGTTTGCGCCCAAAGCGCGCTGGGTTTCGGCATCCATAATTGCACCGCGTGAACCACCAAACGCGCCAGCTTGCGTCATCTTGGCAGCGTTTTGCTGCTGGGTAATCTGGGACTGGCGACGGGCCTCATCAATCTGCGGCTGTAAAGCTGCCGTCAGATATGGATTCATGTACTTGTTGGCTTCAGCTGTACCAAACGTTCCGCTTGTAAAAGTTGCAGGTTGGTATCCACCAGCTGCTACATCGCTGATGCCAGCAAAACCTTGCTGCTGTAAGTTAGAAGCGCCGGCCGTGAGCGGTCCACCAAAAACCTGCTGCGGAGCATTGGCTAAAGCAGCGCCTTGACCCAAGAAGTTTGTGACGTAATCGCCAGCCCAAGGTGACAAGGTAGAAGTTTTAGATGTATCTAAAGGCACGCCACCTGCAGATGTTGCAGTATTTGCTACCGTGCTTCCTGTAGCGCCATTAAATCCTTTGACCGACCCGCCCGCCGCATAAGCCGCGGCCAAGCCACCAGGCATAAACTTGTCAGCGTTAATCTTTTTACCTTGCTTTTCGTTACCAGTCCGTGCCTTACGAATACGGGACATCATCTGATACAGCTTGTCGGCGCCAGCTTCTGAGTTGCCGTTACCCAAGTGGGACACGACGTCAGCTGGAATTACAAACTCACCGTGGCTCAAGGCTGCTGGCTGCTCGCCGTCAATGTTGGCTGGGATTTTGTCAGCCATACCATCTGTGCCGCCTTTTAAGTATCGGGCGGAAGCAATACCACCAGACGCCATGCCAATTTTATAGTTGGGGTTCATAAGTTGCTCTTGTGTAGGTATCGCCGCAAGACCGACCGGTGCCGTGGTGCCGGTTGCGCCCGTTGTGGTGCCTGTTGTAGCGCCTGTTGTGGTTGCCGGCGGATTCCACGGCATTTTCATTGTGGTGTCGTAGGTATTCACCGGTGCCGTATATTTGGGCGCAGCTGCCAAAATACCGGCGGTTTGTGCGGCGGCTGCATTTTGGGCTGCCGTTAATGCGGCTGCATCGCCTTGCTTGGCAAATTTAGGATCGGTAAAGTATTGGCGCCCAGCTGCACCAGGACGACGATTGACATCGCTATATGGCACTTGTTCGCGTACTACGTCCAACTTAGGCACTGGTACGTTGTACCCACCCTCTTTGTCGCCGCCAATAGATTTTGCTGCTGCCAACGCCGTGACTATGCCGGCCCCGTTGTTAAGCAATGACTGTATAACTTTTGATGCATTGGAGCCTAAATTCTTAGCCGCCCATGCGATGGCGCGGTTGGCCGCAACAGAGTTCCCTTTGGCGTCAGCGCTTTCAGTATTGCTAATTGGATTGCCGCTTTTATCTACCGTAAGAGTAGAGCCGTCATCATATTTATACGTGATATTACCGGACGCATCTGTGTCTGCTGTGGCGGTTTTAGTCGTCACATCGGTTTTAAACCATTCGCTGGTATCACCTAGTGGCGACGAATAGGAGTCATATGTGATATTGCCTGGAGTCGGCATGAAGTACTCATATGGGTCGTATGAAGACACACTTTCGTCGGTTTCAGTACCGTCGTCATACCAGTTTCCGAGTTCATCTTGTGTTAAAGCCATCTTGAGTCCTTAGCGTAGTAGTTTTAGCAGATCGTCCACCGTCATCTGCTCCGCCAGCAGGTCATCAAGGTGCCCGCCGGTAGCCATTTTAGTCTTATCCTTCGATTTCTTGTCATCTTTTTTTGGAGGCTCTTCTGCTAAAAGCTCCTGCAAAGTTGCCAACAAATTAAAGCTATCCATGCCCCCCGCATAAATGGGGTCTGTTTTTTCACCGGGGTCGGCAATCCCACTAACGGGCATGGTTGTTATTACTTCGGTGGGTATTTTTTTGCATACCCCGTCAATGCGCACATAACCTGGTTGGCAGATGGGAACGCACACGCCATTGACTTTTTCAAATCCTGGCTGGCACTCGGTGGTTTTAGGAATAGGTACGCACTTACCTTCCGCATTGCGCACCTGACCAACTGGGCATTCTTTTTCCGCTTTTTCGCACACACCGGTTTCTAAGTTGCGGATGTAGCCTTCTTTACAAACCGGCACACAGGTGCCGTTAACTTTTTCATAGCCAGTTTCGCATTTGCCATCATCGTCAGGAACGCACAAACCCGTAGCATCTTTATGAAAACCGACAGCGCACTCGTCAGTTTCAATAGGCACACACTTCTTTAGTTCTTCATCGTAAACCTGACCGGGCGGGCACTTCTTGTCTATGATTGTGACGACCGGAATACATTGACCTGTAGCCTCATCACGCGAATACCCTTCTTTGCAGACGGGTACGCAAACGCCGTTAACTTTTTCATATCCGGTTTCGCACTCGTCAGTCGTAATAGGCACACATTTTTTTAAATCTTCGTCATACACTTGACCGGTTGGGCATGTTTTGTCCACAACCGTAACTACCGGAATACATTTACCTGTAGCCTCATCGCGCTCAAAACCTTCTGGGCATGAATCATCTAAAATCGGTACGCACTTCTTTAGTTCTTCGTCGTAAACTTGACCGGGCGGGCACTTCTTATCCACAATCGTAACGACTGGAATACACTTGCCTGTCAATTCATCGCGCTCATAACCTGTTGGGCATGAGTCATCTGCAATAGGTACGCATTTCTTTAAGTCTTCGTCGTACACAGACCCGGTCGGGCATTTCTTATCTACAACCGTGACGGTACCAAGATCGGTAGTTCCATCGCCACCCGTAGTTGTGTCGGTTATGGTTGTAGGTAAAACACACTGGCCGGTTACAGGATCGCGCACCTTGCCGTCTTTGCATGCTTCTACCAATACAGTTGGGATGCCGTCATTTCCATCGCCACCCGTAACTACGTCATTTCCAGTACCCCCAGTAATTACATCATTACCAGTGCCACCAGTAACGGTAACCGTATCATCTAACGCGTTGATCATGTCCAGGATGTCCTGGTTGCTAAGACCGCTATCCGCAAGTTGCGTAGTGTTTGTAATACCAATAGTGGCCAAGAAGTCGGCAAACTCATCGGCGGTTCGGGTTGTATCTAATTGGTCAAGTGTGCCAAGAGAATTATTAAATAAAGCTGCATCAGCCTGGATGTTTGCGTCGCCCGTTAGATTGGTTACGGCCGCGTCAGGTTTAAACCATGCGTTAGCGGTAATGTCGTAGTAGGACCCAGCCGGCTTGTCATCTGATTCCGAGATGGAAAGCAACGTGTAGCCCAGAGGTGCTTTAACACTAGATGCATTAGAGCTTTCCGCATACGTAGGAACGCCGCCCACATCTGTTCTAAAAACGCCATCGCCAGTCGAGGCAAGTTGTAATCCTGTAGGCAGGCCAGAAATATCGGTGCTTGTGGTAGTTGTGTCGCCGCCCGTGTCATCGCCGGTGCGACCACTGGTGGTTAAACTATTGAGCAACCTCATGTCTCGTCTAAAGTCAGCTAAACCTTGAACGCCACCGGTTTGGTAAGCGTTTAACTCCCCGGGTTGTAGCTCCGCCAAGTCTTCGTCAGACAAAGTGGTAATGTTTGCGCCAGTTGTAGAACCCGTAGTAGCCCCAGCTGTAGAGCCTGAAATACTATTGGAAAGATTCACGGCTTCGCCAAGTGCCCTGGTGTCTCCGTTCTGAATGCGCGTAATTAAACCTAAAGCCCGACCCGCCAACACTGTGTCGCTACTGCCGGCAAGCGTGCCTAAGCTTGTCAGAACACCAGCGGTATTACCCGAGCTGGCAGCCGATGCTAATTGGGCTGCAGTCATGGCATCTTTGGCGGTAAACCCACCAACATTCACATTACCCAAACCTAATAAGTTTTGTACGTCTGTATTGCCAGCCAGCGCTGTGATTGCCCCCAGACCATTCCCAGCATCTACCGCCTGTCCTACACGCAACGCCGTATTAACGTTTTGCATTCCAGGAACTAATCCCGTTGCGCCAATAGCCGCTTGCGTCCAATTACCAGTTCTAGCCGCATCAGCAACATTGATTGCAGCAAGAATTTGTCCGGCACCAGGGATAAAAGACAAGCCAATTTTTAACAGGTCTAGGTCGCTAAAGGTGTTATTTTGGCGACGATCTAACACCGCTCCGTCATCTTTGCGAATGAAATCAATGTACCCTGGAATGCTTGAAGTCTGCCAGCTGGCATACTCCTGGGGTAACTGGGCGATCTGTGTCTCAATATCATCGCCTTCAACAACCATCTGACCGGCTTGTCCAGTTAATCCCGAATTAGTTATGTTGTCAGCAGGTGGGGTGGTTGTGGTAACCGGATACCCATTGGAATCAATAATGTTGCCGCCAGGCGTTCTAAACGTGCCATTACCCAAATCTACAAGCTTCGGTTCATAGATTGTCGTTTGTGTAACAGGGGGCTGTCCGTCACCAATAGTTTTAAATAAATCGGTTTCTGTCGTTGGCGTATTGATAATATTATCTGTAAACGTCTGGGCATCTGTGTTTGTAGTTGACGTTGTGGGGGTGGTTGCCCCTACGTATGTGTTGTAGTAGTTAGTGACGTCTGGCTCAGCAATAGAAAAACGGTTAGCAAGCATCCCTGCTAAACCTGCGTTGGCTTCCAGGCCGCCAATAGACTTTACAGCCGCAGCAACATCTTCAGCCGTAGCATCTGGGTTTTGGGAAAACCACCAGTCAACTTGTTCTTGTGTTAGTGCCATTTAAAACCTTACGGGGGCGTTGGGCGTGGGTCAGGTAACTTAGCAATAAAGTTAACTGCCATTACTACGGAAGCTGCGGCTGGATACGGGGCAGAGGCTGGAATAGATTCTAGCGTTACATTTGTATTATCTGCGGCCCACTGCATCTCAATGTATTCATTAGCCGCCAAGTCAATGTTGAAGTTCCAAGACACGTTCATGTGATTGTCTGAACCTTCAACCGTGTATTTATGAGCAGAGTAACCAATCGTAACGTTGTTTCGCTTGATCCAAATCTGCACATCTTTGGCTGAAGCGTTTGAGCTTTTTAACTGGGCCGACAGTTGGAAGTTGTAAACCCCACCCACAGCCACCTCAATTTTAGAAGTGCTGGCAGTCTGTAGGGCTACGTTGTTGTTTAGGTATGTCTGGTTAAATGTAATGGGGTAGCCCGTGTTTATTGCGGCAAGTGTCTGGTCTACCGTACTAAAGAACAACCCATTGGGGTTGTTAATTAAACTAGGATCAATTGAGCCAGAGGTCATCAACTGCGTGGTTAACGCATCAATCCTGTTGAAGTACAGACGCAAGATGTTTAGCATCTGGTCAAAATATATACGGTTGTACTCTTCCGGAGGTAGCGGCAAGTTAGGTGCGGCTACCTTATTAAGCTCAAAATCCGACGTAATGATGTAGGTCATCGTCTGCCGTCCGGTCTGATGTCAATACGGGTAGCACCCAACTGCCATGTAGTTCCAAGGTTTGTAGAGCTTACCTTCAAGATAAGCTGACGGCCACGAACACGGGTGTTAATCTGTCCTGTAAAGCCTTCAGTCACTGTGTACTGAGCGCCGGTCTGTTTAGTTACATTGCCCGTTACCGCCGTGCCAGTTCCAGAGCCTGAGTTCTGCAAAGGGTAAAGCGTGTAAACAACTTGTGGCGTAGGAGAAGCATCCGACCCAGAGAATGTTAAGTCAGGCAACATACGATATACAAATCCAAATCTGTCGCCGTCATCAATGTCAAACTCAGAAGAAGATATGTAAGCTTCAATACCTGCTGGCGTACCCGTCTCGTTATTGTCTAAGCCAAACTCTTGATCGACCAAGTTGTAGTTGTACGTAGCGGCAATAGGGAAATCCCTTAGACCGGAGTCAAGCCAAGCTGTGCGCTCCATCGTGCCGTAGTACCAGATTTTTTCAAGGTAGTTGTACACCACATAACGATTGGCAATCAAGCTACCAGCCGAGCAATAGAACCACCAGATTTCGTTAAAACCCTCGTTGGTGCTGGCAAACACTTGTTGGTTTTGCTGAAGATTGATGTCTTGATATACGTATCTACGGAGATCGCATGGCAGTGTTTGTAAGCGCCCATCGTACAGATAGAACTTATCTACACCCATCCAGTACACCACGCCAGAAGCTTGGGTTGCTGCGTTTTGACCAAGGATAGAGATGTTATCTCCCATCAATTGGCTAGACCAAACCACTGGCGGGCCAATGTATTGGAGAGAATAGATGGCAGAATCAGTCCACACCAAAATTTCTTGACGGGTCTGAACGGCAGTCACAATGCTAGAGCCGTGCGATAAAGTAACACTACCAGCCTGATTGGTTGCAGAAGGTGTCCAGTTAACCACA